GAAACAACAATGGAAGAAAACGATGAGGTCTTAGAGCCTCAGTTGTACAACTGCGATCGCTGCGATCGCTCAGTCCATCAAGTCCGCCGTGCTGACCACGGTAACCGCGACTTGTGCCACTCGTGCTTCGCCACCGCCGTACACTACTGCGAAGGGTGCGACGACGGTTTCGATCGATACATCTACCCGCTGCTAACGGTGTCAGACCCTACCGGCTGGCAGACTTCGCAAGACTTGTGCGAGCCTTGCCATGGCGAGGTCGCCATAAACTGCGACGATTGCTGCGAGTACCACTACCGCGACAATGGCCCGTGCAATCAAAGCATGACCGGCTTGGAAGATTACTCGTACAAGCCCGAACCCATCTTCCACGGTGACGACAGGAAGGATCGTTACTTCGGCGTGGAAGTCGAAATGGAAAGCGAGGACGGGCGAGGGCAGGACGCGCTCGATTACTTCCGCGACAAACTCGGTTACTCCGAGTTTTACTTCAAGGGTGACGGATCGCTGTACTCCGAGGACGCTATCGAGATGGTGAGCCATCCGCGCACTCTCGACTCGTGGCGCGCGATACTGCCGCGACTGCGGGACAGTATGGATCACGCCCGACGTGTCGGTATGCGCTCGTGGGATACCAGCACCTGCGGGATACACGTTCACATTGACTCGCGTGCCTTCGGCGAGAGTAGTGCGCACCTGTACCGCTTCGCTCAGTTCATCTACCGCAACGAGGCAGCGATGGCTCGACTAGCGGGACGTGGCGACGTGGACTACTCGCACTGCTTCGACCATTGGGATCGCAAGGAATACCTGGCCCACAACGTCAAGCGACACAAGCGGGGCAGGTCTGCTGGTGATCGGTACATGTGGATCAACCTACAAAATCGCACCACCGTGGAAGTACGCATGTTCAAGGGCAGCCTCATCGCCGAGAGGGTGCTCGCCAACATCGAGTTTCTGCACGCTTTGATCGAATACACCCGCACCATGACGACGCGGCAAGCGTTCGCCGGTGCGCTCAAGTTCGACGTGTTCGCACACGACGCGCTCATGCAGCGCGACAAGTACCCACACTTGGCGGCCATGCTTGCCGACAAGTTCGATATGGCTTCGGCCTAGATAGGAGCACATCATGTGTTTACTCGCTTACTGTGACCACGAGGCTACTCCCGATTACGAGGGCCTGTGGAATGCAAGTATCAACAATCCCGACGGCTTCGGGTGGGCAGTCCACCTCGGAGACCGTATTATCCAAGGGCACAGCATGGAAGCCTCAGTTGCCATCGAGTCCTACGAGGAGGCGATCAAGGATCACCCTGGCACACCGTCCATGTACCACGCCCGCTATGCCACCCACGGTGCAACTGACCTAGCCAACTGCCACCCGTTCACCGTCGGTGAGGGCGGCACAGTCCTCGCACACAATGGCATTATGCCCAAGGCCCCATTGGAGAAAGACCGTAGCGATACCCGTTGGTTCGCCGAGGTCGAGTTGCCTCGCCGTGGCTTGCAGATACTTGACAAGCCCAACAAGTCAGCCAAGTTGGAGGCGTGGTTGTCGTCCAAGGTGGTGCTGTTCACCACTGAGAAGTCACTCAAGTACGGCATCTACATTCTCAACGAGCAAGACGGCGAGTGGGTGGACGGTATCTGGTGGAGCAACGACTCGTACAAGCACATCTACACCTACACGTATGCGGGGATGTACGGCCTGTCTGCTCACACCACCATCCCACGCACGGATGACTACGAGGCGTGCCCCGAGGCGTGCAAATCCTGCGGCAGCGTGCTGACTTACGACGAGGCCCAAGTGTTCGGCTACTGCTACACCTGCGAGTGCTGCCTCGATTGCGGGGAGGACTTCGGCATGTGCCTGTGCTACCAAGGCAAGCAGGCTACGCAATGGGCACTTGGTGGGTGGGCCGAGGAAGACTTGGCCCGTGCCACTGACATCGCTGTATCCATCATCAAGAATAACTAGGAGGTCGTAATGACTGACGTATCCGAGATCGAGCACCACCTGAACGAGATCAGCCTGCGTCTCGCAACACTCGGGGACATTGACTCCCACATTGTGGAACTGACCGACCAAGTGGCCCTGCTCGCCAGTGCAGCGCAGGCCATAGTTGATAGGAGTTAGCCATGAGGTACGAGGCTTACTACAACCTGCACAAGCAATGCCTGTCGGCACGGCCCATCGGTGGCCGTGTCCAGCACTATCAGTTCCTCTGCCTGTCGGAAGCACAGTTCGCCGTGCAGCCTGCCGGTAGGCAGAGGGTACTGCAGGAACAGAAGAAGAATGTCCATGCTTTCGTGCGTGGAGACCTGGTGACCTGGGGTGACCACCGTGTGAGGGCGCACTCTTACGACGGCGTTGACAGTGCGGTCAGCGTGGATTTCTTCCGCAAGCACGACGGCTACCAGGAGATCACTTACAACCCGTATCAGTACGAGTCGTTTGTGCTCAAGCACGACGAGTCACCGATCTATCAGGCCCATCACGCCTGGGTTATCGGCAAGCACATCTTCGCTTACAAGTATGATACATTCGGTATCAAGGAAGATAGGAGGAGCACTGTTGCGTAACACAGCAGAGTACGAGGAGTACCTGACCAACCCTCTGGAGGATCGTTACCCCGACGACGATCCTCGCACGCCGGAGGAGAGAGAAGCACACCGTAAGGGTGTGAGTGAATACCTGAGAGAGAGAGGTAAGAAAACAAATGAGTGACATCACCACACGTATCGGCGCACTACTGAGCAAGGCAGAGGGAACGACCAACGAAATAGAGCGAGACACCTACATCGCTAAGGCACAGGAGTTGGCAACTAAGTACGCGATAGATATGGAAGCCGCACGCCTAGCGGCAGGCGGGGAGGCACGCAGGGATACCCCCGTGGCTGAGACAGTCAAACTGTTCGACAGGTATGACCGATCACAAACGAGGTCATTCTTTGTGAACCTCTACCTGGCTATCGGTAGGGCCAACAGCCTGCGCTTCCTGATTGACCGTGAGTCACGGTACGTCGTGGCGCATGGCTTCCAGGGTGACATCGACATCACGACACAGATGTACAACAGCCTGTCCCTGCAGATGGTGGCAGCGTCCGAGCGTTACATCAAGAAGGACGAGTGGCGCGACCGTGCAGGCTTCTTCGACGATCAGGGTGAGTGGAGGAAGATGACTGCGAGGACAGCACGACGCTCGTTCTACTCAGGCTTCGCTTCCACCATCGGTGAACGCTGCCGCAATGCGGCACGCAGCATGGAAGAGCAGGAGGTGGACGTCAATGGCACGACCACCACGGGTGCTCTCGTCCTAGCGGACAGGCGCAGCGAGGTGGACAAGTTCTACACCAGCGTGCCGAAGGGCCGTGGCTCGTGGGGAGGTGGGAGTTCTATCGGTGGCGCAGCATATGGCGCAGGCCAAGAGGCAGGAAGGAATGCCTCGCTCGGTAACAGCAGCGCAGTACGCTCTGGTCGTACTGCAATCAGCAACTAGGAAGGAAGAGCAATGGGTTACTTCGTTACCATAACAAGAGCAGAGTTCGCAGTCCCTGAGAATGAGGAGGTACTGAAAGTCCTCAAGGACGCGAACTGGAAGTACCACGATTGGAAGCGTGGTGGTACCTTCGGGATGAATTTCGACAGTTTGCAGGTGAAGTGGTTCTCCTGGATGACTGCTAACTACGACGAGCAAGTCAACCTCGTGTATGACGTGTTCCTGCAACTCGGGTTCGACGTGTCGGTGGACGGCAAGATGGTGCACCTCAACTCATACGACAACAAGTCAGGGCAAGAGGACTTGTTCCTCGCAATCGTTGCACCCTACGTGGAAGAAGGATCGTTCATCGAATGGGTGGGCGAGGACGGTACGACGTGGCGGCACGAGGTCATCGACGGCAAACTGACAGTGGCCGAGGGCCTGAAGCAGTACGCCACACCCAAGCCGTACAAACTCCTGGCATACGAGATCCCCAAGACGGGGAGGAACAGCGAGGACTTGCTCGGTTACTGGATCGAGTGCGACCCGTACTCCATCTCGCCACCGAGTGAGCAGTTCGCCAGGGAGACAGGGAGTTTACCTGCGTGATTAGTTCGTACTGCAAGAAACACCAAGGGCAGATCATAGAATGTGATCGCTGCCCAGGCCCAGGAACCGTCCTCGGGATTGAATGGGATTGTTCCTGCAAGTGTCACAAGGAGGAGAAGAAGTGAACATCACACCAAGCAAGGACAACCCCGTACCCCTGTTTGTGTACGGGTCGCTGCGTGAAGGGCAGCCGCTGCACGAGTGGTACCTGAGTGGTCACACGATGGCCCTGGCGTACACTCACAGCGACACCGCCCACTACGAGTTGCGGGTCACACACACCAACGCACCCTTCCCCTACATGGTGGAATCAGACCTGCCGTACAACAGTTACGTGTACGGCGAGGTGACTGACATCACCGACCCCCAGGTGCTCGCACGGATACGCCACCTGGAGGAGAGTGCTGGCTACGAGACCAGGACAATCTACATCAACGCCACCAATCGCCTGCCTTTCGGCGGGACAGATGGAACGGAGATCGAGTACGGCAAACTGGAGTCCTACGAGGCCCTGGCCTTTGTGCACCCCGACTCTGACATTGGGGATTACCGTATCCAGGGTGGCGATTGGTTGAGGTACGTCAAGGGCTGGTCAGACCTCGCTCCCCAACACGCGGGTACGCCACCGGCTCAGGAAATGGTATGAGTGTGTTTCTCATCTTTACCCTGATGATAGTCGTGGGCGCGGTGCTCCTTGCGCACCACATGGGTAAAGAAATGGGGCAAGAGGAGGGGTACGTGCGTGCCTGGAAAGCGTCACGTAAATGCTCAAGTTGCGGAGACTTATTACTCCGCGATACCCTCTCGTGCTACCATGACAGGTAGCACGTGTAGACCCACGCAACGAGGCCATTCTCGCTGCGTGACAACTGAATAGGTGGGGGCCGAATGTGGACTCGGCCTCCACCCCCATCCATTCACAACCATTGGAGAAAGAAATGAAGTTCGTTGACACATTGCCTGCAACACACACCAAGACAGCGGCGGCCACGGCAAACCGGCGCAAGTTAGAACAGTGCCAAGCCAACCCCGACAAGTGGACGATCATCCAGTCCTACGAGGTCGGCGAGAAGAGCGACGGTGCTCCCTACGTGTACGCAAACCAGATCAATCGGGGAGCGATCAAGAGCCTCGCAGGCTTGCGTGCATCAGTACGTCGGGACGGTAATAAGTTCCATGTGTGGGCCACGTTCCCCTCGACGGGGAGTAAGTGAATCGCAAGGTCACTTGCTCTACCTGCAAGAGGGATTATCCTGCGTCGAAGTGTGAGCAGTCGGTGCGGGGTTACGAGTGCACCCCTTGCATACGGCGTCAACTACGAGTTGCCCTTCGCAAGATAGAGGGCATCGAGGTCGGCAAGCATGGCGAGTTGTGGGCGGTAGGGTGTGAGTAGACCAAGCAAGCGTGAAGTGGTTGCAGTCGCAAACATCCTTGATGCGAGCCTGTCCGACGAAGCCATAGAAATGGCACGTGAAGTGGTAGAAACACTTGACGACGTGCGCTCAAGTAAGGATCAATGGATCGTGGTCGCCCGTCTTATGGCGAACGGCCCCGATCTAGCGGTCGGAACTTGGACAACGAAAAGGCAAGCCTTGAAGGCGTCCGAGTGTCTGGTCTCGGCCCATCAAGAAGAGATACCAGGCACGGGCATGATCGTCATGCCCATGAGACAGCCTTCATGGCTTGAGCAGTTCGAGTAGAAGGAGAAGGGGAGCCACCTCACACGTGGCTCCCCATCACCTTAGTAAGGGGTGTACCCACCCAGAAACTCGATGATCTTTCTGATCCCGCGCTGGATAATCTGATCCACTCGCTGCGTACTTATCTCCCACTCTTTCGCAATCTCAGCAAGTTTCATCTCGTCAACTAATCGCAGGTACAGGATTCCGTATGTCCGTGGGTCAAGAGACTTCATGGCTGCGTCGATGTCAGACATCATGGCGAGCAAGTCGTTCCCCTCGCTGGCCACCTTCCTCTTACGCTTCTGCCCCATCTCGGCAGGGTCAAACACCTGTCCAGCAGAATCGTATTCGCCCGAGCCCCAAACTTTTACGAGGTTCTCGACCATCGCTGGACGGTAGAAGTATTCATCTTCGGGTCGGTAGCCTGTCCTTGCCGCTTTCTCTTTGCGTGCCACACGATCACAATGGCGGCGCAGCATCTTGATTAGTGCTGCCTCACCCTGCTTACGCTCCTGCCTATCTTCTCGATCCAGGTACTCAACAACCTTGTGCTTCTTCTTGACTGCGAACTCGCAGGCTGACTGCTTGAGATCATCGAAGTCAATGAACTTGTTGAAGTTTCGGTGGACGGGGGCCGCTGCCACGGCAGCAAACTCAGTAACTTCCATCCAGAATGCGTCGTCTAGTTCTAGTGCCATACCCTCACCGCCACGAGTGCTTGACGCCCTCAACAATGAATGACTTGTTGATGATGGGCACGGCTACGGGGGTCACGTTGCTTCCTTCCACGTACAGCAGGCCAAAGCCTTGCTGCCAGTTCTTGAACCTGGCATACCTCATACCAGGGCTCCCAAAGTCAGCAAGCGTGCCCACCTCAAAGCCCGTCTTGACGGACGGCTTCTTGTCTCCGAGGTAGGTGAACGTGTGATGGGAGATCCCTTGCCTGTGGGTGTGACCACACACCACCGACTTATTCGTGCGCATGGTCAGGCCAAGTGCTACCTGTCCACCCTTACTCGACTGCGTGCCCTCGTCCCCGTGCATGAGTAGCCAGCCTGGGGCTGGTGACCAGGGGTCTTGGTGGTAGGTCACGCCGAGTTCCCTGAACTTGTAGAACTCTTCGAGTTGCATCTCGGGGATGGTCTCGAATGCGGGGACACGGGACAGGGCAGCGAACCATCGGTCGAGGTGATTGCTGCGGGTAACGTGCTTGATCTTCAACATCCCCAGCACGTCCACCACTCGGTCTCGCTCCTTGCCCAGGTCTCCCTGGTACATGCTGCGGGTGTTGAGTGAGTACCTGCTGATGGGTGCGAGGTCGCTCTCGTCGCCAACAGAGATCACGTCATCGGGCTCGTACTCCTCGATGAACTGAGCGACAGCATCGACAGCCTTCTTATCCTCGAAGGGTATTTGCAGGTCAGAAATAACAACTATTCTTTTCATCCAACATCCTGGATTCGGTCTTGCCAGCGACCTATTTGCAGGTCAAGCCCGACAAGATAGTTGATGGCGTCCGCTATCTCTTGACGGATCTCCAGCAGGCACCGAGCGGGGTCATAGTTCTCGATTAGTTGCTGGTCTTCCTGGCCGTACTCACGTGCGCCAGCATCTTGAATGCGGAAGCGTGCATAGTTCGTAGCACGTCGATGATAACGGACTAACTCTTCGACTGAGAGGCCGAAAGGTGGAGCGAAGGGCGGTGGTGTAGCCACCATAGGAGCGCCTTCCTATTCGATTGCCCTCACAAGGTCTGCGAGGTACTGCGCTCCTTGATTCACAAGCGTACTATTGACGTCCTCCCCCAGGGGCAGCGACACGCGCACCGCATCTGGAAGCATTTCAGTCAGTTTCTTAGCCAACTCTTGACCAGGATTACTGCCATCTTCCTTCAGGTCGTTGTCACACATGACAAGCACCCGCTCAATGCCGTCGAAGCAGCGACGAAAGTGAGGCTTCCACCCGTTTACACCAGGCACAGCCACGGCAGGGAAGCCAGCAACGGTGGCGGCAATAGCGTCGAGTTCGCCCTCCACTATGAGGATGTGCTCGAAGGCTTCAATGATCGCCTGAGCGTTGAATAAGTGATGCCTTTGCCCAGTGGGTGACTGATAGCGAGGGCTGCCCTCCGTCAGTCGTCGGAACTTGAAGCCGACCACACCGGCAGGCGTGATGTACGGGATCGACAACATGCCACTGAATCTGTGGTCGTGTCCAGGTTCCGGCTCGGCGACGTAGCCAAGAAGAAACTGCGGGGCTGCATCCAGTAAGCCTCGGCCACCAAGGTATTCCTCTGCTGGCGAGCCACCAAGTTCTTGGTGGTACACGTGGGCTGCACGTGTCCACAAGTCCATCAACTTTTCGTTAGGTTTCATTCTTCAAGCGATCTCTCGAAGGCCAATCAAAAAGTGGCATCTCCCTTACGGGTGGATCGGGCCTGATTGAGTACCTCCCGCAGTCGAAGGCGTAACTTGCGCACCTGAGCAGCAATCGGTAGCAATCTGTATTCGTTGGCCCTCCACAGTGAGGACAGGGGGGGGTCATAGGTCAACAGTCCTTTACGTGTGTGTATCCGGCACCGTGAGCATGAGAGGCCGACCAGTGGTGACGGCCCTCCATCCCCGGCTTCTTTGCGTGACTGTTGAGTACCGACCAGAAGACCTCTTCCTGTAAATACGGTGGTGCTTTATTGGGTCGCACCCCGACGTACCCAGGATCAACCTTCACGACGTATGCGTCCCATGTTTTCTGGACGAATTGAAAACCGCCGGAGCCGCCGCTTCCATCGCTCTTGAAGTTCGATCCACTCTCGCGGGCCAGGATACATTTTCTGAACGGTTCGTATTTTTTATTGTAATGCCAGCCACGATAGAGGCTGTCGGGGATCTCTTCCACATTCTTTGTTGGTGTCCACGGATTCTTGTAATCGAAATCTGCTTTACCCGCAAGGGCCACCGTCAGTACGAGTGCCTCTAGCATTTTTTTCTCCTACTCTTCATCTTCTTCTGGATACAAGTCTCGGAAGGCTGGGTCGGGGGTGAATCCTACCGAACCGTTTTCGCTAGTGGTGAGGCGGTCAGCCTCGCCCTTCTCTTCTTCCACGTTGGTGGTCAGGTCGAGGTTGATATCCAGTGTCCAGCCAAGATACTCCACAGTAAGTCTCATGATGTGGCCCGAAGCCTGGGTGGAGTCCACCGCTTACCCTTAGAACGCCTAGGAATGCTCCAAATCGGCTCTGTCGAGGAGCCTGACAGACTTTCTACCATCCTACGAGCATCCTGATATGACCCCTGCTCCATCGCTTGTACGAGGGCGATAGGGCCACCGCCTGCTCCGCAAGCATGGCAGTGCCAAAGACCCTTCTGGCGGTTCACGGAGGCACTCGGGACTCGATCATCGTGAGCGGGGCACTTGATCGAACGCTCGCCATAGCCAGGCTCGGGTAGCCCGTAGTGCTCGAACACAGCAAGCAACTGCTGCTCCATCACTTCCTCGTTCATGCCACATGACCCCACTTCAGCAGGTTGATGAACGTGTCGATGGTCATGACCACCCGACCCTCGCCCGTTCCAGACTGACGAGTCTTAGTCATTACCACCGGGATCGTGTTGCGGTCATACTTGAGGTCATAGTTGCAAGACTCAACGTCGGCCTCCCGAAGGAAGCCCTTCATCTGACTCCAGGCATCCTTGACATTCTTCGTCTCGATCACAATGTCGAAGTCGGCCCCGACTACGCAAACGTCACCGATGTCTTTCGATCCTGCGCGGGGAAGGCGACGAGCCTTCAAGCCCTGAGTATTCAAGTGATCCTCGACGTCACGCTCCCATTGAGAGCCTTTCCGCTTGTTTGCTGTACTCACTCTTTACCCCTCGAACTCAAGCCCCTTGACTTCAACTCGTCTCGGATTCGCTGATTGTTCTGCGCGTTGCGCTCTAATCGCCGGTCGTTCATCTCCTCCTGGCGTGCCACGCGATCCGCAATATCAGTATCTACCTGCTCAAGCAGGCGGTCAATGAAGCCGGGCCGGTCAGGGTAAGGCTTCTTCCTGTACTTCTGCAGCAAGTCCACCCTCTTCCAGGAAGTCAGGCCACCCCACACGCCGAACTCTTCTTGCTGGTCGAACGATGCAGTCATGCACTCGCGCCGCACAGGGCACTGAGAGCAAATCATTACGGCCTCCCACTGCTGCCCCTGGTACTCGGGGAACCACAACTCTGGATCAACGGATCGGCACGTTGCGGCCTCGTGCCACTGCATTACTGCCATTCCCTCTTAGTTCTGTACAACTCCAGTTCTTGCAGGCTGTTGAACAGCGACATCGTTGGCGCGTCGCAGTACACGGTCGTCGGATTGGTGGCATTCGGATCAGCCTCGCCGTCCCGATTCTTCACAGCCGCTACATGAAACTTATCGCCGTCACGTGCAACCGAGAGAATAACCTCTGGAAGTTGATTGACCTTACCCATGACCGAGCGCATAGGGCCGGGAGCGTCGGGATTACTTGACTGCTCGCTTGTGTGGTGCAGGGCTATGACTGCACTCTCAGTCTCACGAGCCAACGAGTGCAGCGCACTCATGGCATCCCGAAGCCCCGTCCATTCGTTGTCGTGCGTCGCTTGAATGTTCATCAAGTTGTCCACAAAGATCGCTGCTGGAGGCATCCCGAACACCTCGACATACGCCTGCACTTCTTCATAGATTCCGTCGAGTGTCGGGTGGGGGTCAGGCTCAATGCGCACCCGGCGGGTCAGGTCGTAGATCGCATCCTCAAGGAGCACTTCGGCTTCGGTGTCACGCAGCCTCTTGACGTCGCTGACGGGCATTTGCAGCATGATGGCTCCAGCCCGGTTTGCCATCGTTCCCTGGTCGGAGTCGGCATTGAGATACAACACGGGCTCCCCACACTTTACGGCGTACCAGAATGCAAACAGCGTCTTGCCTCGACCTGGTTGCCCGGCAACTACATGAAGTTGTCCACGACGAAACCTGATCGTGCTTGCCGTCAAGGCGGGGAGGATCTCTGGAAGATCCTCACCCGCCAACGACGAGCCACGAATGACCTGCAGTAGCGAGCGCACGTCTTATCGCTGTGGCCAGATCGGTTCCGCTTCCACAGCACCCTTCGAGAAAGGCTTCGGCCCCTTCACCGGGTCGAACCAGCCGACGTACGCACGGCCTGCCTTGTTTGTGCCCTTCTTGCGTGCATACTTGCCGCGACCATCGGGCAGATCCGGTGCATCGGGGTGCCCGTATGTCCACTCATTTCCGTACCTGTCCATCTGTGTGTCGATGGCGGTGGATTCCTCGACTACCTGCGTGGTGATTCCAGCCCCGGCGAGGGCCTGAACTGCCGCCTGCGTGTCATCCTTTACAGCACTCTGACTAGAGCCTTGCAGTACCGCCGTAAGTTCTCGGAGGTCAGCGATGCGCTGAGTCATTTCTTCCTTGGTGTCTGCTCTTCCAGTAAGCAGGTCATTATTCGGGCCGACCTTGACGGTCAGGCTGAACGGGGATTCCGTAGTGCTACTCACTTGCTCTCCTTTGTCGATATTTCTAACGGGAACTCTGCTGACTTGAGGCCAGCCACGGCGGGACAGTACAACTTGAATGAGCAGAAAGAACAGTGATCGCCGACGTGCGGCGGGAAGAATCCTGTTGCCATTTGCTCGTTCATTGAAGTGAACATGAAGTCAAAGTAGTCTATTCCCCAGGGGGCAAGATCGACAAGATCTGAAAGTTCACCCTTCCGGCTCATGTAGAACGCACCCCACTTGGGGCGCACGCCGTAGGCTTTCTCAATCGAACTTGCGTACAACGCCAACTGTTCTTGGCCGTAGGGCACACGCTGGCCCGTTTTGTAGTCAACGACGATCAGGTCTGTGCCGTTGGTGTAGACGCAATCGACAATCAGGCGCACCGGAGAGCCGCCGAACTGCACCTGAGCCTCCCACTCAATGCCAGGCTTGCCGTCGGGCAGGGTGGCAATCGTCCACCCGGAATTTTCATACCACTCCAGGTACTCCTCGACTTGACGCAGACCCTCGGACTGCCAGAAGTCCAGCGTTTCCCCATCGGGGTTTGCCTTGGTGCGACGACCAGCCACACGCCACTGTTCTGCTGGCACGTCGCTGCGTGCCTCGACATCGGCAACGGCTCGTTGGAATACTTCCAACCACTTCTCAGAAATGTCGGTCAACACAGCAACTCCTCTTGCTCGTCGGGCGAGGCAAGCGTTACCGGCGACTCACACTCAGCGCAGTACCCGCTCAGCGTCCACCACACGGGTAGGCCGTCCTCGAACCTGACCAGCACCTTGAAGGTGTCGCTGCCGCACACGCATATCCGTGTCGGGATACCACGTTGGTCAGGCATCAGGCTCTCCCACCAACTCGCGATTGACGTGCTCGATCATCGAATGGACAGCCGTTCCTGCGGCCAGGTACACAGCCGGTTGCTCGGGAACTTGGGCGATCTTCGCTAGGTAATACTGTCGCTGACATCGCATGAAGGTACTCAACTGCGAGTACGAGCGGTGTGATGGTGCTTCATTCACTTTGTGGCTCCATGAGGATAAATTCCCAATCTTCGTTGTCAACTTCGGGGATGGTGTAGCCGACGATGTTTCCCATCTCGACAATGACCTCGAACCCTTGCGCCTGCGCGTGCCACATTGCCTTGTCAACCTCTGGCTCGTCCGTCCTGTGCCAGGGCACTAGAACCAGCGCAAATCTCGCTCTTGAGTCCATCAGGATCTCAATATCGTCCTCTAGCCGGATGCGCTTGAACTTGTCCAGTTCCCACTCGAAGACCACGTGCGAACCGTAGCACCGAACTGTGACAACGCCAAGAGTTCCGGTGTGTCGCACACCTGTGGTAGGCTCCGCCTGCGCGAGAGCGTGGGGCAGAAACTCCATTTGACGGGCGACGGCATGAGCCGGCCAGGGTGTTTCTCCTACCTGCTACGATCTTGAAATCGTGGGGGGTAGGGGGGCATTTCTCTTTTTCAGGGTTCCGGCAAGGAGCGAGCCGTAGGCGAGCGACTAATAAGGGGGTTTTTGGGGGCAGTATCCGAATATGCGCATAAAAAAAGGGGCCACCCGAAGGTGGCCTCGCTTTTTTTTAGTACGGAGTAATATCAAAAACTGCCAGGGTTCTCTCGTCCAGGCATCCGTGGGGCGGAATGTCTTGATTGCGCTGTATGCCCCTTATCATTTCTGATAACTCGTAGTCTAACGTGTTGCCGCCAGGAACATTCAACACCTGCCTCACTCGCCCCACTAGTGCGTCTGAGTCCCCCTGCATCACTAGCGGCACAAGCGACATCTGCATTACGTAATCTCCACATCCACGGTTTGTAGTTGCACGGTGACCATGCCACCGAAGCCATCAACGAACGACGGCGGTGCTGACTGCTCATACTGTACAGCCCGAACCACGCAGATGCGCTCGTCACCCGTCGAGAAGTCCTGCAATAGGCACGCCCCACCCGTCTGCTCCAACTGCTCCAACGCCTGAAGCCGGTACCAGGGATCGGACACCCGGATAACTCCGTTCGAGTCTTTCTCCTCCGAGTAATTCAGTAAAGGCAAAGTAATCGTTCGAGATCGTAAAGGTGCGGGGAGCGCACGCAACTGCCACTCCTGCAGGACGGGGGCCAGTGAGGTATCACTCGTGTCACGTGTCAACGTGACCTTCACCTCGAACTCAGTCTCGGGCAGCAAATCTACCGACAGTGGAATGTTCAGCACCCGGCCCAGCGGGATAGACTCAAATTTGGCGTTTGCCCCGGTAGGATCTGACAGTTGAACACCAAGCACACCATTCGTGGTCTCACTGCGGATCGAGAACGACACGGGCTGCTTGAACTCCGTCGTGCCGTAGCGCACGAAGCCAGAATCCAGCGTACCGACCTCGGCCTTCACGGTTGACGACTCGATGAAAACTTTTGCAGACGTACAGATCAACGCCAGACCTGTCGTCCCTACGAATGCGATTGACTGCGGCGTGCCCTCAGACACCGAAAGATCAGCAGCGAAAGCGTAGAAGTCTCCGACCTGCTGCCCGAGGTCAATGCGCCACAGGCCCTTAGCACCAAGACGCTCGGTGGTGCGCGTTGCGTACACGTACTCACCATCAAACGCCATATCCGTGATGTCATCCTCCACGGACAGCGGGCCGTAAATGAACCCCGTACCCGAGGTAGACTCTTCGGCAACACGGACACCCCTGCTTGTAGCAGCGATGACGTACGTGTTCAAGTAAGACTTGAGATTGCGGAGAACTTCACCGACGGGAAATTCCGCTACGTTGATTGGCGTAAGCATAGCACCGCTGCCGCTGGCCGACGTGTCGATTGTAAACGACAGAACCTTAGCCTGGACGCCGATGTTCAACGCCACCAAAATCGCGCTCGTGGTTTCCGTCACGGCGACAAAACTTAGTTCGGTAGTTGCGTACTCGTAGCGCGAGTCCCCGGAAGTCGTACTCAAGTTGATGTTTACCGGAGGGGAGGTGGGATTACGACCTAACTCGAACACACGCATCGGCAATGCGTCGGTAATCTGACATCCAACAACAATGCGGTCTTTGACGTAACCAATGGTTTGGACTGTCCACGATGCACCTGAACCTGCATGGTTGTACAGTTTCGTTGTAGCCAGTGAACTGTCGATCTCGTAGATGCCATCAGCAGCACCGACCAGTGCGTTGCAACCGTCAGTAGTTAGAGCCTGAGCGGTGCCAGAGAAAGAAGTAACTTGCACAACGGAACTCGTGGCAATCTTGTACAGGTACACGTTGCCGCCATTTATGAACCACGTTCCCAGCGAGCACGTGTGCGCGTAAGAGCCACCATGGCTAGCCACCTCCGACGTGGAGTTCAGCAGGCTAATCTGCCCCTGCGTCCACACATCCACATTCGCCGACTCACGGAAACGGAACAGGTCGCCTTCGTCCGCGTCATAGAACTCGGCACCTTCACCTCGATGCCACGAGGTAGCAGAGCGGAGCCACCAGTTCGACAGCGTGTTCTCACCGGCAGCCGCCGCTTGATCGACACGTTCTTTCTGGTACGGAGTCGTAACTCGGGAAATCCTTGTAGCATCTGATGCCGAAGAAAGCCATGGCTGATTACCTATGGCGTAATCCGCAGCAAACCCGCTGCGGTCGAAACGGGCAAGCCGGTCGATAATATCTTGACCGATAGCAAAAGGAATGTCATTGACAACCGCCTTATTCTCAGCCACCTAGCACTTCCATTTCCTGCGAGCCTTGTTCAGGCGCGAGTTGGGATCCTTCGCCGCTTTGGGGAACTTCTTTTTTTGACCAAGACTCCGAGCACAGAAAGAACGCTTCCTCTTGCCACCGCCCGGTTGAGGCCGCTTGATGTTTTGGCCCCTCGCCCGCAAGGACGCGCGGCCCTTTTCGTTCAGCCCACCGTCAGGGTTTTGCCCTTCGCGTCGTGTCCAGGCAGCGGTCTTGAACTTCTTTTTCGGTCTCTTCTTCTCAGCCATAAAGTTTCTTTTGCCACGACTTTTTCAACTGACGATTCTTCGTGAGGATCGGCAGGGGCCACAGGCGCTCGTCTTTTTGTGCCCACTTTGTGAACGAGATGTGAATGTGCTGGTAGTGGCCCCAGTTACCGGGCCGCCACTTCCACCACTTACTGCGGTAAGTGCCCGAAGCCAGTCGGCCCTCGTACACGACGTACTTGACGCGCCTACTACCCGGCAAGCCAGACGCCGCATACGCAATCAACTGGTCAGCAAGTTTCTTCGCTGTCTTACCGTTGCGCCACTTGCCCTTCTTGCCCATGTTCTCGTCAATGTCGATGGCGTGAACCCAACCATCTTTATCAGGGTTGTGATCGGACTTGCGCTTAGAGTGCGCTCGATCCCCAATCCATCCATCGCTCCGCTTATCTCGACCGGGCCATCGACTATTGATCTGATCGCGGAGGACGACACCGCCCTTTACCAACTTAGCCATTAGAGTTACGACCGAAGCGTGTGTCCTCACCGTTCAGCCAGTCAACGAGAACGACAATTGCCGGGGGAATAGCAGCGATCAATACGGGAGGCCAACCGAAGTCTCCGATGTTGTCAACCAGCCACGTCAGGCCAGTCGCAGCAAATACCTTTAGTGCGACGCCCAAGGGGGATTCAGAGATGAATTTTTCAAGGTCTTTCCAAGTGTTCTGCACTAGTTTTCTCCGTCACTTATTTTCTAAATGCCAAGTAATATGGTGATCGAGTTGCTCTTCCAATTTTGTGTTCTGTGCTTCAATGCGGTCAAGAACATCGCGCATTGACGTCCCACCGTTCGGTGTCATTTCTTTTTTTATCCGGCTGATGCGAGCGTCAATCACGAAGATCAAGCCTGAAAGAAGCAGACCGAAGATACTCAGTACGGCTAGCAAAGCGCCAGGAGTATCAAGATTCCAATGCACTATGGAACCTCTTCCTCAACAACAGGAGCGACGAACACATCCTCGTCAGCGTCGTAAGTGAAACCGATACC